ACTGTTTACTATTGACTGTATGTAGAGAATGTCATAGTGGGCTACATGCTAACATTCCTACTATTATTGTTAGTGGGAAACTCTTAACTTTTAAAATCAATAAAAAATAATGAAAATACAATTTTTAAACATTAATGGTAGAATTGATAATGATGTATTAAACACGTTAATCGAATTAAGAAATTCATTAAATAGTGATGATTTAATAGGTATATATCTTAATTCAGATGGTGGTAGTTTTGAAGTAATGGAAGCGATGATACATCATATTAATTTACTAAAGTCTCGTGTTGAAATATTTGCTTATGGTAGAATTTGTTCAGCAGCATTTGAATTATTTTATTCAGTTACTTGTAAAAGACATTTAATTGGTGGAGTAGTGGGTATGTATCATCAATCATCATCTCAAGTAACTATTAATGAACAAGGTAAACCTGAATATTATGCTGATATTGCTAAAATAAATTACATGAAAGGTTATATGAAAGAGAATACCGCAGCAATGTGTAATAGTATAGGTATGAGTAGTAAAGATAAAGCTAAAATTCTTAAAGGACAGGAAGTATATTTTGATAATAAACAATTACAATCATTTTTAAATCACAAATAATGGCGACAATATTTCGTAAGTATTTTAGAACAAAAGATTATGAAGATATAGCAAATATACAAATTGCTACAAATCATAGAATTATTAATTGTAAATTAGATTTAGATGAACTTGGAGATGGTTCAACAATCAGTATTATTTTATCAGCATGGATTTTTATTTATATAGGGTTTAATATTAGAACTAAATGGTTTTGGAATTTATTAAGAAAATTCAATAAACCCAATACAGGTAATTCTAAATATGTTGAAAGAAGTATAGGTTTTAGCTTTTCAGATTGGACATTACGAGTATCTTTGTGGGAAGATGAAACAGGTTGGTCAAGAAGTAATCCTAAATGGTGGGCTTTCTATATAGATTTTAAAAGATTATTATTAGGTAAAGAAACTTATAGTAAAAAATACATACAAGAAAAGATATTTGATATACCACTAAGAGAAGGTGTTTATTCATGTTTAATTCAAGAATTTGAATCTTATTGGAAGTACAAACGATTCGGATATTTTGCTAATAAGAAGATTACAAGATATGATTGTTTATTCGGTAGAGAAGTAGATAAAGATGATAAGTTTGATAAGTGGAGATATTCTAATAAGTTTGAATGGTCATACGAAGATATACCTAATAATGGTAGAAATATAACCTATTGGAAAAATGAATGTGTACCAGCAACATCTAAACCTAAATGGGATGATAATTCAACATGTAGTATTTGTGGATTTCATCAAGCTAAATCTATAAATGAAGCTGCTGCAATGTTATTACAGTCATTATTTAAATCTCGATTAGATTATTTTGGAGATAAATATGAACCTATTAATAATTAAAATTTTAAGTAAATGATAACAGCTTATTGGTGGATATTTTGTTCTTTTATAATAGTTACATCATGGTTAGCTATTTACTACAAGCATAAATACGACAAACTTGTAGAAACTATACAACGTATTAAAGACCCTGAACAGCAAATACTTAATGCTGTTATACTTCTTAATAATACAGAAGGTTATGTAGTAATTAAGAAAATCGTGAACGAATCAGATATAATTCTATGATAGATGTACAGGTTCAAATGTATAATGTAAAACAATTTGAACGACAGACTTTACAGTTATTGAATTGTAAAGTCTGTTGTATTTGTTTACAACAGGTAGATATGAATTATTTTATAGACAATATACACATTGGAGATGCAGTATATTGTAAAGTGAATGATTTGTTTATATCATACTATTACTGAACAGATTCTAAAAGAACGGTTTATTAGAGTATATCCTTATAAATTCGTAATTATCGAAGATTGGTATGTTATTGTGTAAAATTATTCAGTAAAAAAGTACACTATTCAATTTTAAGTGTATCTTTGTACATCATAAGCAAAGTAACTATGTAATGTAATGGTAACAAATACAGGTAAAACGTTGAAACTCAATAGGTTAGATTACTACATCACACATTTAAAGATTATTAATAGTGTAGTAGCGTTAGACCTAACAAATAAAGAAATAAATGTATTGGCTCATTTCTTGTCAATGGAAGGGGATATACGAAATGATTTGTTTGGTACAACAAGTCGTAAATTAGTACGTGAAAAATGTGGTATAACCCTATCAGGATTGACAAATTATCTTGATAGTTTACAGTCTAAAAAATGTATTAATAAAGATGATACAGGAAAATTATCATTACACCCTATTATTAATATAGGAAGTAATACTGAACATATCTATACACTAAAACTAATAATGACAGAATGAGTTTAATTGATTGGAGAACATTAATTCCTATTGTTGAAGGACATTCTAAAGAAGAATGTGAAGCAGCAGTAGAAGAAAACTTTAATAATCGTAAAGTGTTATTGGAACAAGGTATTACTACATCATTTAAACATGAGCAGAATATAGTGTTCAAATTGACATTTAAAGGTACATGGAATGCAGTAGCATGGTACGCTGCCAATAACATTACTCGTGACAGTCTTACAAGTAATAGAGCAAAAATAAGATTTGACCTATTTCATAAAGCAAGATTTAATCAATTACATCGTAAGAAAACACCTATTAAAATATTAGAAGAATATGAAGATGTTAAAACGTATCTACATACTTTACCAAAACCTACCAAACGTGATGCAAATACGTGATTATATACAAGGTATGACTTTGCAATGGTGGTATGATAATCATAGAAGTTTTATACCTAAATATATAGTACAGCAATATCATTATAGGTTAAATATTATGGATAGACAATGTTTAATGCAAGGGCAATGTAAAGCATGTGGTTGTCAAACACCAGCATTACAGTTTGCATTTAAAGCGTGTGAACTTAATTGCTACCCTAAATTAATGAATCCGTATCGTTGGTATAAGTTTAAAAAGAATAATCCATCTATATTACGTTTATTAAATGGTTTTTTAAATGAATAGTTATTCATCATTTGAACATGAAATTGCTGATGTAGGTACTGTACAACCTAATTCTGTAATAACAGCAATATTTAAGTTTATACCTATTGTTGAAAATACACCTAAGTACTTATTTACTGTACCTTCATGTGGTTGTTTATCACATGATTGGAAAGATAATACATTAACAGTTAAATGGGTAGTAGGTGTAATTAATAAATTTCATACTGATTTAGGTATAGTAGAGCTACCACAAGAGAAAGCAGTAAGTGTGTTTATTGAAGAACACGGTTTACAGAAAGAACATGTATTAACAATTAAACTTAAAATTGTAATGTAATGATAACAAAGCAATTGTTAAAGAGTAATCAGTATGTTGGTAAGAGAAGTTGGATATTTTCCACTAATAATATTAGGCAAATAGTTTTACACCACACGCAAGGTTCATCTGCTGACGGTGCTATTTCATGGTGGTCTGCTAATACAGCACAAGTCGGTACTAATTATCTTATAGATAAAGATGGTACTATAATCAACACTATACCTGATGATTGTTGGGCATGGACATTAGGTATATCTACTAAGAATAATGATATACATGAAATATTTAAACAACAAAAGTATGCTCGTAACATTGAGCAAATGGGTATATCTATTGAATTAGTATGTGAAGGAGAATTAGTAAAGATGAATGATAAATACTTATTTGAAGATGGTGGAAGATTTATAGATAAAGATAAAGTAGTAACACTCGATACACCACATAGAGGTTATAAATATTACAGCAAATATACTGATGCTCAGTTAAGTTCGCTTGATTGGTTGTTGCGGTATTTAAGTGAACGTTACTCTATTTCTATTAGTGGGAAACACGAAATCTTTGATATTAATTATCAAGCATTGCAAGGACAAAAAGGATTATATAGTCATGTATGTTACAGAAGTTGTGATAAAACTGACTTATTTCCTCAACCTGAATTATTAACTATGTTAAACAACCTGTAATGAAACTAATTCAATCAGATAACTATGTAATTAAACCAACAGTTGATGCTTTAACGATACCTCAAATAGCTGAATGGTTTCAAGGTGATGTACATATAGCTACTACTAAGTTGACATACATGTATCACATGGCTGATTTTAACTCACAGTTTGAGTCGTATGATGATGCTTTAAAACATAGTAAAGTATGTGAGTTTATTCTTAAAGATAAAAACTATGAGCCGACAGTAGATGTTAAAGAAATGATTCAAATGTATAAGCAAATGCAAGAAGATGAATCACCAACATTAGCTGTATATAATAGTGCTAAAGATGCTTTATATAAGTTTACTGCTTACTATAATAATATTGACTTTGATGAACGTGATTTAAAAGGTCAATTAGTGTATAAACCATCAGAAGTAGCTACATCATTAGGTAAGATTGGCGCATTGATGAAAACCTATGATGATATGAAAGAACGTGTTAAAAAAGAAATGTTTGCCACTAATAAAACAAGAGGTGACAGGTCTATAAATAAATTTGAACGTTAATGGGAGTAACTAATAGTATTCGTAATAAAGATGGTTATTGGGTTAACAGTAATATATTTACAGAAGAAGCAGCACACTTTAGTAAATATGGTTATTACTGTGCTGCACCTGAGGATAGCCTTGAATACGAATCATATTGGGAAGAACAATTAAGACGTTGTATTGAAGGTTATGAATCAGGTGGTGCATTTATTACAGGACACCATTACAACTATCTAAACTTTAGTAGAATTAAACAAGCTAAAAGTGGAGATAGAAAAAGTAAAAAGAAAGATGCTGACTTTCCAAAGTTTTATGATGGCGATTACGACTATTATCATATACTTGATATAGCAAGACATGGTTGTACACAAGAGTATTTACAAGGTTTGCAATTAGAAGTAAACCCACGACAGATAGACGGTGGACATCATTTAATCGTAGGTAAGGCTCGTCGTAAAGGTTACTCATATAAAAATGCAGCTATTGTAGCTAATGTATATAATACAGATAGAGACAGTATATCGTTATTAGGTGCTTACGAAAGTAAGTATTTATATCCAGCAGGTACTATGGAAATGGTTATGAGTAATCTTAACTTTATGAATCAGTACACAGCATGGGGTAAAAAGAGAGATTTTGTTAATCAAGTAGCACATATTAAAGCGTCATTTAAAGAAGAAGAAAGAGGTGTACCTGTTGAAAAGGGTTACAAGTCACAAGTAATATGTGTTACTTTTAATGGTAATACAGAAGCAGCAAAAGGTAAAGATGCTACATTAATTTTGTTTGAAGAAGCGGGTGTATTTGATAATCTTAAAGCATCGTATTTAGCTACTAAAGCTACGGTAGAAGATGGTATCTATGTTACAGGACAGATGGTGGTTTTTGGTACAGGAGGTAATATGGATAGCGGTAGTAGAGACTTTTCAGAAATGTTTTATTCACCTGAACAGTTTAATGCAGTATCATTTGAGAATATATGGGATGAAGATTCAGGTGGTACATTTTGTAGTTTTTTTGTACCACAATGGAAAAATAAAACAGGTCTTATTGATGAACAAGGTAACTCTTTAAAAAAAGAAGCACTTGAATTTGATAATAAAATACGATTGAATATATCAAGTGCTGCTAATAGTAGTGGTACATTAGTATCTCACGCACAAGAAAATCCTAATAGTCCAGCAGAAGCATTTGTTGTTAAATCTTTTAATGATTTTCCAATACAAGAATTAAATGCAAGATTATCAAAATTAAAACGTGATAATAACTACCTTAAATACGGTCAACCTGTATCTTTGCAGAAAGTTGAAGGTAAAGTACAAGTTAAACCTGATTTAAAAAACGAGTTACAACCACTATTTTTTAAGAATGATAAAGGTACAGGTGCAGTAGTAATATATGAATCACCTATAACTTTACCACCAAGAAACATGTATTGTATAGGATATGACCCATATAGACAAGATATAGGTACTTCTAATGCAGCAATATATGTTTATAAAAAAGCAAATGGTATATCGTTTACACAAAATAAAATTGTAACATCGTATGTAGGTCGTCCTGTTACATTTGATACTTGTAATTATATAGCAGAATTATTAGCTGATTTATATAATTGTGATATAATGTATGAAAATGAAGTACCTGATGTGGTTACATATTTTCGTAATAGAAATAAATTACATTATCTTGCACTACAACCTGACAGCGTTATATCTTCAATAGTGGGAAATAGTAAAGTTAAACGTGTATATGGTATGCACATGACTGATAAGATTAAAGACGCTGGTGAAAAGTATATTAAGAAATGGTTATTGACAGTAATTGATTATGATGAATATGGTAATGAAATAACTAATCTTGATAGACTTGAAGATGTAGGATTGATTGAAGAATTAATTAAGTATAGTAGAAAAGGTAATTTTGACAGAATTATGGCATTTATGCAAATCATGTTTCAGTTAGAAGCAGATACTAATGAATCTGCATATCAAACAAGAGAAGAAGCAGAAGAAAGTATTTATGATAGACTATTAAATATGACAAGACATGCAAATTAATCATAGAATCACTCAACGTGAGAAAGATAAAAATGATAAACAATATTATAAAGATTGTTTAAATGATATTATAGCTACCTCAAATGGCACATCATTTACACAAGATACTAATACGTTAAACGTATCACGTAGATTGAAGTTACAAGGTAACTATGATTTATTGAACGGTATTGTTAATACTGCTGATTTTAAACACGTTTTTAATACATACGGAATTGATGTAGGTACGATGCCTGTTAACTTTTCACATAAAGATGTAGCATCACCTATATTTAAATTGTTATTTGGTATGGAAATGACAAGACCATTTGAGTGGTCTGTTGTAGCTACCGATGAATCAGCCACTACTCGTTTTGAAAGAGAGCATTATGATAGACTTCAAGAATCAGTAACAAGTATGCTTGTTCAAGAAGTACGTGTTAAATTAGAAGCTGAAAATCCAACCGCAGGTTTAACACCTGAACAACAAGAAAAAGTAAGGCAAAAAATTGAACAAGAAGTTCAAGCACAAACACCTGAACAAGTTCAGATGTATATGGAGCGTAAATATCAAGATGTTGCAGAAGTAATGTGTGAACAGTTATTAAAATACTTAATTAAAGTAGATGATATAGAAAACAAATTCTTAAAGAACTGGAAACACGCTATTATTGCAGGATTTGAAGTATATTGGATTGGTATTATTAATGGTAATCCAACAGTAAGAGTTATTAATCCAATGCACGTAAGTGTTATTACAAGTAATGATTCACAATATGTAGAAGATGCTGATGCTGTATTAGTTGAGTATTTTTTAACAGCTTCTCAAATAGTAGAGATATTTGGTTCTGAATTAACAAATGAAGAAATAGATAAACTTTACGATAACAACTATACAAGTAGTGCGAGTTTTAATTGGGAATATTCATACAATACTCAACCTATTAATACTATACGTGTAGTACATGGTGAATGGCAAGCATTAAGAAAGATAGGTTTTGTAACGCAAGAAGATGGTAATGAAATAATCGTTTCTGAAAACTATACATTAAATAAAGAATTAGGAGATGTTAGTATTGAATGGAGATGGATTAATGAAGTACATCAAGGTTATAAAATTGGTACAGATATATTTAAACTGTGTCAAGCAGTACCAAATCAGCACAAAGATTTAGAAAATCTCTACAAACGTAAATTATCATTTAAAGGTTATATTTACGATAATCTTAATAGTGAAATGATTTCCATAGCAGATAGAGTTAAACCATTAGCATATCTGTATGATATTTGTTTTTATCGGATTGAACATCTTATGGCATCTGATAAAGGTAAAAAATTAGCTATGAATATGAATGCTATTCCAAAAAGTACAGGATTTAACTTAGAAAAGTTTATGTACTTTTTTGATAATAGTTCAAGTGTCTTTTTAAACCCTAATCAAGAAGGTATGAAAGGACAGAATGGTAGTATGGGTGAACTTGTTAAAGAAATTGATTTGTCTCTTGCCAGTGATATTAGTAGATATATCAATCTATTAAGTTATATTGAAAAGAAATTAGGTGATACTATTGGTGTAAATGAACAAATGCTTGGTGCTATTAAAGCATCAGAAGCAGTTACTAATGTACGTCAAGCAGTAAACCAAGCATCTTATGTACTTGAACCTTATTTTCAAGACCATGCTAATACTAAAAAGAATGTATTACAAGCATTAGTTGAGCAAGCTAAAATAGCATATCGTGGTGTAAAAAGTAAAAAGTTACAGTATGCACTTGATGATTTATCATTAGCGTATCTTAATATTGATGGAGAGTTATTAGATAATAGCACATTAGGGTTATTTATAGCAAATACACGTAAAAGTATGGAATTAAAAGAATTAGCTAAAGAGTTAAGTCATGCAGCATTACAGAATCAAATGATTGACTTTAGTGATTTAATGCGTATATATGCAAGTGATAGTGCTAAAGAAACAGAAGAATTTATGAAAGTTGCTGAAAAACGTAAGCATGAACAAAGTATGGCTATGGAAAAACAGAAACAAGAATTTGAAACAGGTAAGTTACGAATGCTTGAAGAATCTAAAGACCGTGATGTTAAACGTGCTATTAAAATCAATACTATTAAGGAACAAGAAAGACGTATTACTCAGGTACAAGTTCAGACAATACTATCAGCAGGATTTAATGAAGATAAAGATGCCAATGATAATGGTGTTCCTGATACTATTGACCTTATGAAATATGCACTTGAAAAGGAAAAATTAGATTTTGAAAAGACTAAATTTGATAAACAAGTGTCTTTAAAGCAGCAAGAAATAAACAAAAAACCATCAAGTAAGTAATAATTATTGAACAATAAATAGAAACAATTTTTTCGACTGGACTATTCAGTTTTAAACTGAATAATTGTTCAGTTTCATTATTAACTTTGTAACGTAAAATGGCAGTAGGTATTGATGATTTCAATTGGGATATGGATGATGTCCAACCAACAGATACACCTCCAAAGGGAGATGATGTAGAAGTTGAAAAAGGTAAAGATGCTGATGCAACTGTTCCTGATGATGAAGATAAATTTGATTTTGAAGATTTACCTGTAAAAGAAGATGAAGGTGATGATATAATTACACCTTTATCGGGAGATAGTCAATTACTAAAAACTCTTAAAGAAAAAGAGATATTTACAATTGATTTTACAGATGATGATGATTTGGAAACAGCATTTAATCGTCAATTGGAACAAGATGTAGATGATGCTATTACAGTATTATTTGAGGGTATTAAAAAACAACCCGAAGCAGTAGCATTAATTAAACATCTTAAAGACGGTGGTTCAGTTAGTACATTCATGGCTAATAGTAGTTATGCTATTGATGTAGATATTGATACAGAAGAACAACAAATTGCTTTAATTAAAGATTATTACGTTAAACGTAAAAATATGGAAGCAGATGAAGTTACTGATTTAGTAGATACATTAAAAAATAACGGTAAATTGGAAAGTCGTGCTGAAAACATTAAACAACTTGTAGAACGTGAACGTGAAGCTGAACAATTAGCAGCCGTAGAAAATAAGAAAAAGCACGAACAACAACTGATAGCTAATCATAAACAATTAACAAGTAGTCTTACAGGTATAGTTAGAGATGTTAAGTTTGATTTTAAAGGAGTCGGTAAAGATAAAGATGATACAGTATTAGTAGATTATCTTACTAAACCAACAGACGCTAATGGTAAAACAGGTTTTCAAAAAGCAGTAAGTGAATTATTTGTAGAAAAAAACCATGAAAAACTGTTAATATTAGCTAAACTGCTTAAAACAGATTTTAACTTTGATAAGCTGATTAAAAAAGGCGCAACACAACAAGTAAGAACAATTAAAGACAAAGTGGAAAATAGAACAGTTAATGTAAAAACAGGTAATGCTGGTAGAAGTAAATCATTAGCTGACTTTTTTGAATAAAAAATAAAAACGATTATATAATATGGCAGGTTTAAAAAGTAGTATGATTATCAAGAAAATGCCTTTTCATGCAAACATGACAGAGGCAAATCATCTTGGTAAAGCATTGGTAACAGCCCCTTATAAATTTGAGGGGAAGATGCGTGAGTTGTTTACTACTCAGATGTTTAGTGATAACACATTGACGACTATGTTGTCAAACATTGCTGAGAAAACAATTCCGTCAGATACATGGACATGGGATTTGAAAACAAATACTAAACGTCCATTGGTATGTTTGGGTGATGTACAAAGTACAGTTACGCAACCATGTAAATACAATTCTCAAGCACAATTGTGGTTAGACGAGAATTGGTATCTATCAGGTGACATCATTCATCCCGGTGAAGCAGATGGTAAGTATCAAGTACGTATTGTAGATAATCCACGTCGTCAAGGTACAGGTTGGTTATATACCATTGTTGCTATGAACGATAGTCCTGATTTCTTTATCCCTAAGCGTTTCTTTAGTACTAACCAACGTTGGTCTAAACTATTTGCTAAGTATGAAGAAGGTGCACAACAATCAGGTAGTACTCAGTACTCATTACCTATTGAACTCGGTCCAGCAAGAGTATCACTTTTACGTAAGCAATATAGTGTAACAGGTGATGCCGCAAATGAAGTACTTGCAGTTAAGATTCCTGATGGTAAAGGTAACATGGTATCTTCGTGGATTCGTTATGCAGAAGTTGAGTATTGGAGACAATGGTATCGTGAACTTGAAGCTAACTACTTCTATTCTCGTTCAACTAAATCTGTTGTTGGTGCAAATGGTCGTCCTGTTCAATCAGGTGCGGGTCTTTTTGAACTTTTTGAAGATGCACACAACCATAAGTATTCAGTACTTACAGGTCGCTTGATTCAAGAGTTTTTGATGGACATTTTCTACAATCGTGTTAAGTTTGCTAATCGTAACCTTACAGTATTTACTGGTGAATATGGTATGTTGGCATTTCATGGTGCAGTAGTTAAAGATTTGAAAGATTCAGGATTTATCATTCCTGTTGACATTAACATTCAAAAAACTAAATCACCTTATCACGATAACAGCCTTTCATTTGGTTATCAATATGTAACGTATAAGATGGCAAATGGAGCAACTGTTACAGTAGCACATGCACCTATTCTTGATGACCGTGAATATAACACAGAGATTGACCCAGTAACAGGTTATCCTACTCAATCAATGCGTTTTATCTTTATGGATTTGGCAGGTGAAACAGGTGATAACATCAAATTGGTTACTCGTGAAAACTCATTTAAACTCGGTTATGTAGCAGGTTTGCAAACACCTTATGGTGTACGTAACGGTGGTGATATGGCTCACTCAGGCGACTATTACGATATGCACGTACAGAAAAAATGTGGCTTGCAAATTGATGATGTTACTCGTTGTGGTCAATTGATTCTTTCTCGTAATTAATTATAGGTTAATAGTAGTGATTCCCACTAATAGAAGTAGTAATGCAGAATAGTTAATCTTTATGCTTACTATTTATAGTGGGAATCACTTTACTTAATCTAATTTTATTAAACTATGTAATTTAAATAAAAGATATGAAAATTGAAATTAGACCATTGAATAATAGTAAATGGCACGGTAAAACAGGCAAAGACGAAATTGCTCAACCATTAGTACTTGAATGTTTAATGGACAGTTCAGGTAAATATGCAACAGGGTTAACCAAAGAAGAAGAAATAGAATATGGTGAAAAATTAGGTGTATCATTAACAAGTTCTTATCGTTCAGATGAACCACACCCATTTTATAGTACACGTCAAAGTAAACTTGTACTACCATATCATACAGTAATACTTGATACTGAAAATCCTATTGATTTTATTAAGTATAAGTATGCAAAACAATCACGTTATATTGCTGCTTCTATGAAAGCATGGGAAAACGGTGATTCACCCGAAGCAAGTCATGTGATATACAGTGAAGAAGAAGATATGGAAGTTAAAGCAAATAAAGCATCAGTTAAAGCGCAAGCATATAAACTATCACTTGATATGAGTGATGTTGTAAAACAACGTATTATTGCTGTAATGACTGATAAATTGCGTAACTTCAAATCAGCAAGAGGTAAAGATGCAAACTTCTTGATTGTAGAAATTGAAAGATTGATAGACGATAATCCAAAACTGTTTATAGAAACAGCTACAATGGAAAAAGACAGTCTCGGTGCTAAAGCAATGGTACTTGAAGCAATTGAACAAGGTGTTTTGACAAAAGAAGGTAGCGGTATATACTATATGTCTGATTTGTTAGGACACGGTATTGAAGAAACAGCAAGTTACTTTACAAATCCTGTAAATAGTCAAATAAGAATCAGAGTAACTGATAAACTAAAGAAATAATATGAATATTGGAGAAATGCACTTTGCGGTTAAAATGGGATTGAATAAGAGAGATAGTAGTTATCGTAATCTTCAACTCCCTGAACTTGATTGGTTTTTAAATCAAGCGCAACAAGTATTTGTAAAAGCATGTATGCCGCAAAGTGCATCTCTATTTTTAGGTAGAGAATTTGAAATATCACAAAGAAGTATTGATAGTATTCGTGTATTAGTTACACCTATTGATATAGCTATTAATAACAACATAGCATTAATTCCTAATAACTATTTATATTATGTGTCAAGTTACGTAGATGCGAGACGTGAAGCATGTAAACGTACAATAAGATGTTATGAAGTACAACATGATGATTTACATAGAGAATCAGCAAATACTTCATCAAGTTTTGATTGGAATGAATGTAATATATCTTTTGAAGATAAAGGTATTATCTTTCATACTACTGATTTTACAGTATCTAATTTAAAGTTAGTGTATATCAGAGAACCCAAACTAATACATAATGCTGCACAATATATAGGTGGTACATATAACTACTTTGGTACAGCGTTAACAGGTACAAGTAATTGTGAATTACCTGTAATAACACATGACGATATTGTAAGAATTGCTATATTTTTAGCAAGTAGAGCATTAGAGCAGCCAGCATCAAATCAAAAATACGAAGAAACAAAATTATAGTAAATTTTTAAATTGATAAAAAATGTTAGGAACTAACAATTATCCTTTTCAGGTTTTGGTAGCAAATGGTACAAGTGGTGCATTTGCTAAAGACCAAGCACCGTCAGCACTTGCTATTGGTCAAATAGGCTACTTTGATGCAACAACTAATCTATCACTGGATGCCAGTAATATTGCAAACGTAAAAGAATTTTATGTAGCAGTTGGTACTGATGTTGATGGTACAGGTTCTACAACAGGTATTCTTAAATCAGCAGGTCAAAAGATTCAACGTGCTAATATTAGTAATTACTCATTGAGTTGTTATCAAAATCAACAAGCACAAGTAATTCAAGTAAGTGGACTTACAGCTAAATGTGATACTGATTATACTCTTAGTATTCAGTTTAGAAGTATGAATCTTACACGTAGTTATGGACAAAACTTCCCACGTATTATGTATAACGTACGTACAGGTTGTTGTGAAGATTGTGCTTCTTGTTCAGATGCTACAAGTGCAAATGAATTAGCTAACTTGATGGTGAATGCAATCAACAACGATACTAATAAGTTGGCAACTGCTATTCTTTGGGATGCTACTAACAGTGCAGCAATTACAGACCTTGCTACATGGATTGCAGCTAATCCAACACTTACAGCATCTATCCGTATTACAGGTATCTTTGAAAAAATCAACAGCTATGTTTACGGTTTGTTGAATGGTGTTCAAGATACACCAAATGGTATTTCTATGGTAGCTACATTGAACTCAGGTTTTGAATGTTCAGGTACAGTTACAGAAATTACACCATTGTCATTTGCACGTAATACAGGTGGTGAATTGCGTATGTTGGAAGAAGTAGCAAGAGGTTGGTCGCCTGAGTTCTTGTTGTATCGTAAAACAGCAGATGGTACACCACTCAGTACACGTCCTGTACGTGTAACAGGTGCTAAATATTTTGTAGTGGTATTGGACTATATTGACAGACACACAGGTGGTCTTGGTCAATTTCAAGATGCTCAACAAACTATTATTGCTGTACCTTGTGGTGGTTCTACTGCATTTTTGACAGTACTTGATGCTCTTACAGCAACAGCAGGTCATACAGGACTTAAAACATTAGCAGATAACTGTCCATCTTGCTAATTTAGTTATTTCCCACTATGATAAGTAGTGATGTTGAATATGTAAGATTGTAAAAACAATAACTAATCAGCACTCTTACTTATTATAGTGGGAATTACTATTTAATATCTAATCAAATCTAAGTTTAACTTTTTAAATAAATTCAACATGTCATATATTAGCGAAACTCAGGCAAAAAAAATGCTTTGTGATGCAGCACGTAATATTCGTCTGTGTGTTGGTATTACAGTAGATGGTACTGTATTAACTAAAGATAATACATTTTATGACCTACTTGTAGCACTTGATGGTATTGCAGGAGGTAGTGGTACATTTGTAACTCTTTCAGGTGATGTTGTATCTACATCAACAGGTGGAGCAACAACTATTCAATCAGGAGTAGTAACTAATGGTAAATTAGCAACTGTACCTACACTCACACTTAAAGGTAAAAATACAGCAGGAACAGGCGCACCGCTTGACCTAACAGTTCCACAAGTTCAAACAATGCTTGCAGATACAGTTGTAGTTACAAGCTCAACAGGTACAAGTACTGGATATAGTACAACAGAATATGTTACAGCAGCAGTAACACGTACATTACCAACTGCCACTACAAATGATATTGGTAAAACTATCACATATAAAGCTATTGGTGCTACGGTAACAGTAGCCGTAGGTGCAAATACTATTGACGGTGCATCAAGTTCAGTCACTATTGCATCAGGAGATTCTATGACATTTGCTGTTAGAGTCGCCAATAGTGTAGAAAGAGTATATAGCTTAACTGCTGTAAGTAGTGGTGGTTCAGCACCAGTACGTTTACGTTCAAATGGTGGAGATATACGTTATACAGTTGTAAGTGGTTCTCCAACAGTAACATTTACTAAAGCAAGTGGTATAGGTACAGTAGGTGTAAGTGGTGGTGTTATTGATGTACAACGTGTACAAGTCAATCTTGCAACAGGTTCAGATTTAGATGGTAGTAATGACTTTACACTTGTAGTACCAACTACTCAAAGTGGTACAATGTTACAGTACCCTATTCCGATTGCAGTTAATACAGGAAATGGTGATGCTCCTGCAACAACCTCACATATTTACAAAAATCCAGCAAGTGTTCCAGTATTTACAATAATTGCGGGTACAGCAGGAACATCTATTACAGTTAAATGTACAGGTGTTAACGGTTTAGGTTCAACAGCAAGTATTATTCTTAATTTCTAATTAAAAATTAACAAAAGATGTTTAATAAAAAATTAACATTGATGATACCACTATTATTTTTAGTGGTATCATTATTTTGCCAAAATACAACATTCTCTACTACATATAACATTAGTGGACAAACATCGCTTGTATCAGGTAATACTTATACTGTAACAGGTACAGTAACAGACTACAATAACATTTATAATGGTTCAAGTGTAGCTATCGGCGATTCAATATTTTATATAGAAGAAGGTCGTATTTACGCAGGTGCTATTACATTAATTAATGGTTCACCATCAGGTAATAGTGTTTCATTTAGATTCTTATCAACAGAAGCATTACTTAGTACTGCTCCAGCAGGTGCTATGAGTGGTCAAGTAGTGATTAGTCGTAAAAATCCTAAAGGTTATTGTGCTGTACCAAGTGGTTGTAATGAAGCATTACGTTGGGCTTTAGAAAATAGATTTAAAAAACAATTAAGTACTGACATTCTTGCAATTGGTTCAGGTGGTGGTGGATTAACTCCTAATAGTGTAGATAGCACACATATTAAACAAGGTGGTATTGCAGCAAGTGACGCAGGACAGAGTTTACTTGATACTATCAAGACTACATTATCTAATGATACATTTAGAACTGTTACACAATCAAAACGTGAAATTGATTATGTAGAAAAATTTGAAGATGTACATAAACACCAATTCTTCAAATGGAATAATAGTACACAAATTCTTGAAACTCTCTCATTAGTTAATGATACAACCGCTATTTACAGGAAGTGGTGGAGTTTATGGACTCCTATTCAAGCAAATAAAGATAGTTTTTTAACACTTCAACACATTTCTAAAGTAAAAATTAGTAAAGTGATTGATAGAGGGAGTATTCCTACGATTACATCAACTTACTACGATTATAAATATACAGGATATAATGATTTTGCTATTACTGCAAGAAAAAACGGAAGTAGCTATGGCGCACCGTTTCTCCCACATCACGGTACAGTAACAGCCGCAGGATTAACCGTAAATGTGTACGCAGACGGAGTAAAACAGACTTCAAACGTGGTAAATTATACTTATTGCAATAAGATTGAGTTAGAGCAAAAGACTAAAATGATAATTCCTGCAAGTACAACAGGAGCGGGTATTGATACTTTATTTGATATTGATAATTTAACAACAATTCTTCCTGCAAAATTTAATACAAAAAACAGATTTAAGGCAATTCAAGATGTACAAGTAGGTGTTACTTATACGGGTATGATGGAATCAGATGTTGCGACACATATAGTAGATGGTTATGGGAATATATATAGCCGTACACAAGCAACTGATTTATCATTACCTAAAAATGACCAATATTCATCCTTTCTTATGATTGACACAAATACTTTAAGAAGAGATTTTGTATATGGAATGTCTGTAAGAAATCCATATACAACGCTAAGACAATCAAAAATAGGATTTCGTAGAACGGCAAGTGGGCAGGGTGAAAAAGTGTGGTATATTGCTAATACAGGTAAGCTATATGGTGGAATTAGGGATAATACAGGAACATATGAAAAATGGGCAAAAGATACCATATGGAATACTGAATTAGAATATGTTACTGTTATTAGTGATAATCAATATGAATTTCCTAATTCAATCTCTACGATTAGTCAATTACCAAACTCCGCTGTAAATAGCGATAATTGGGGGATTGTTAATAATACAGCGTGGAGTAAAACAGGGAACAGTGGCACAACAGCAGGAACAAATTTCATGGGAACTACGGACGGTATAGGTTTAAGCCTAAAAACAGCAAACATAGAACGCATTAGAATAGATGCCAACGGTAACGTAGGTGTTAATACTAATACAAACACTCTTTTTGCTGTTAGAGGAACGTTAGACAATCCTTACGGAACGCCGCCTGTTCGTTTTATGAACAATGATAGTACGCAAAATTTGTACCTAACGAATAACACACAAGCATACGGATGGGGTACAGCATTGAATACGGCAACAGGGGTACATGCTATTTTTAGGCATTCCTCAAACGATATATTGTTTTACATGAATGGCGTAATTCCTGTTCGTATGACACCAACAGGTTTGTATCTTGAACACACGAGTTATAGTATATACAACGGAAACAGTCCTAACACAAAATTTTCGTTCCCTTCTGCTGTAAATCATGCCGCCATCTCTACAAATACAGGTGGCGAGATGCTAACTGTAAAGGAAACTAACATTGGCATCAGCAATACAGCACCTGCTTATAAATTAGACATTAATGGTACATCAGCACAACCATTACGTTTACAAGGACTTCTATCAGGTGCAACATCAGATTCTATTGTATCTATCAATGGAGGTGTATTAAGAACCTTGTCTATTGATAGTATTGTGTCAAAAGGGAATAGAAATGGTATCAACTTGACTACTACAATTGGTAGCTTACGCATACCTCGTTTAACAACAACTCAAAGAGACGCTTTAAATGGTGCAGCAGGAAGTGTAACAGGTGATGTTATTTATAACAGCACAACAGGCACATATCAAGTAGGTAGCCCAAGCTCGGCTTGGTTAGATGTTAACACAATAAGCACTATAAAAGTGAGTAATGACCCTGTCGCTATTCCTTCTATTACAGGTATGACAACAGGATTTTCAGACCAAACAGTAACAGGTGCAGCAGTTGGGAATACTGTCATAGTTAATCCTCGAACTGATATAACAGCAGACAATGTTATATTAGGCGGGTGCTATGTTGTTTCTACTAATACAGTCAGAATTTTATTTTTTGGCACAAGTGTCGGAACTAATGGAGCTGTTACAAGAAACTTTGATATAACAGTATCTAAAAACTAATTACATGAAAAAGATATTATTAATATTTTTTTTTATTTAGTACGGTCGTTGGCTATTCTCAATTATCTGTTAATTCAACAGGGAAATTAATTGGGATAGCCAATACTATATTAATAACAACAAATGATACGGCTTCTTTTGCAAATGGTATTCGTGCAAGCATATACCAAGACACGGCTTTTACACGATTTGTTGACGCAGGAGAAGAATTTGAGTTTGCAACCTTATGGGTAAGAATACCTGTTTCGGGTGCAAGGTCAATTCAGATTAAGCCAATCACGGGGCTAATGAATAGAGTATCAGTAAGCACTGTAATAAGAAATGCGACAAACCCAACTGTTAATGTATTGACTACAAATATTGCAAATACAGATTGGCACTATATGGATGCAGCAGCAGATTTAACAACAACAGGCGATATTCAAACAATTATGTTTCTTGACGCTACTGCAACAGTTATGTACGAGATTGTACTTTTTAATCGAAATTCAACAACAAGTTTCCTAAAAGTTAAAAAATACTAATATATAAAAAAGACCCCACCACAAATAACACACAAACAACATGGGAAATGGATTTATAGATATTCTTTTAGGTGGCATTGGATCTCTTATTTTAGCGTACTTAGGTAAAGTTGTTATTACGCGAAGAGAACTTTTTAAATTCGATACAGAACTACTAGAGACAAATTCAAAAATACTTAACAATCATAGTAAAACAATCAGTGAATTACAGATTGTTATAGGCCGTTTAGCCAATGATAATGACACTATGCGTAACAGAGTAAATGAATTAGTTGAAAAAGTTGAAGCACTTGAAAGAGAGAATCGAATGGTTAAAGAAGAGAACGCGAGACTTAAAAATGAGTTATCGATACACATTGGTAAATAATAAATATAATGAATATAGAATTTAATACGGCGGAAGCTATATTGTCTTCTCTAAGCAAAGATAATTTAATTAACGTAGTAAGCAAGCCTTACTACGTTAATATCTTTGTATTTAGAAAGCATCGAGTATTTACGAACAAATTTGATGACCGTATATATTGGTTATGGAAGGATGATAATGATACATGGAGATTTGATACTGCAAATATTACTTCTAAGCCTGGAACATATTACGTGAAGAATCCGTTAAACAATAAAGGCGTTGCAATACTAAAGCCAGGATTCTTAAAAGGCTCTCATAAAATAGGGCTTCATCAAGACAAATACGAAGCGCTTGTTCAGGCAAAAGAATTAACGGTTTATAGAGATAACGATAAAGACAGTTGGGCTGATTATACTTTAGAAGATACTGGCTGGTTCGGCATAAATATACATAGAGCAAACGCCTTATGGACAAGTACTAATGTAGATAAATGGAGCGCTGGGTGTCAAGTGTTTGCAAATCCTATAAAGTTTAATGCATTTATGAATCAATGTAAAAAGCATGCTTTATTACACGAAAACAATTTTAATCTTTTTCTTATTGGTTAATAAAACAAACATTTTTTAAAAAATAAACAATCAAAATGATCGGGAATACATTACAACTTTTATTAGCAAACTTATTTGATAAGTTCAAAGCTCAAAGTCCTTTATTAGCTGGTATTATTATGCTGGTATTAGGTATGATTAATTATGGTGCAGCTTATGGTGTTGAAGCAGGCGTATTTACCATTGAAGCAAATTCTTTTGCTGCTAAAGCTATTTACGTGGTAACATTGGTTTGGGGTTTAATGCAAGGTTCTAGAACATCTAATTTACTAGCAACCAATAAAGCTGTTAGTACAGAAACACAAACACCTGCAGTATTGCGAGAACAATCAAATGTTGAAATTCAAGATATTCAAGAACCTGTTATTATCATACAGCCAGCAGTACCAGAAAAAGGTAGTATCTTAGATTTGATTAACAAACAAAGAATAGGCGCTAAAGTTTAATATATATAAAATATGACTATAGTAAAACAAACAACAGGAGAGTATAGAATAGATTTAGATAGTACAATTAAATCTACTTATAATAGTTCAACGCTTGTAAAAATAGATAATGTTACGGTTGGTACAGCATTGCCTTATACAGGCTCTTTGTCAATAGGTATTCATGATATATACTTAGAACTAACAGGTAGTACAGGTACCTATAAAGAGCGTCGCTGTTTTTTAGCAGATGATGATTTAGAGTGTCAAGTATTAACAGCATTAGCTGAATTGCCTACAGATAAGCGAGCATTGGATAATTCTATTTATCAGTATTTTTTGATTAAAGAATCTCAATCAAATGTAGGCGATGGTTGTGCATGCGCTTGTTCTAGTTTAAAATCTATATATTCAGATTTAAAATCATCTTTTGAAATAGGCTGCTGCTAATGATCTGCGAAATAATAAACGATTATACTAAGGTGTATAATAAATTATCTTACGGTATAGATGCTTGTGATGAAAAACAAAGATTAAAGTCTTTAGAATACATTAAAAATAAACTAGAGACAGTTGCTACTTGTGCAACATCGGAATGTATTGCTTGCGGTGCTTCTTTAGAGGAGAAGACTTATAGTTGTAGTCCTGTAGAAATAATATCCTTAGGGCCTAATAATCTAATGGCTCAATTAACAAACTTTAGTTATTGTTACAATGATACAACAGATATGTTTCAATTGAGATTTGATTTTAATGTAACATATACAAATCCAAGTACAATAACACTGTCTTTTATTGATATATCTTTAGATACAGTAATTCAATCAATTACAAGCGTTTCTACAGCTCACCCTTCAGGATCGATATATAGAATATATGGATCAATACCCAATGATGGTACAGATATGTATGCGCGTATTAGAATTACAGATGGCGCAACAAATATAGACTTCCCTAAACAAGTAATCTTAGTGCCAGATAAAGATACTTATCCCTGCTTAACAGGCATATAGAAAAATAAAGAAGGAACAAAAAAAAATAAAAACTATCGAAATGATATCAATCAATGTAACCCCTCAATTAAACAGAGCATTTCTTATGCCTGAAGAAGAAGAGCTTTTAGCTATATATTTTGGTCGCTTCTATAATTTAGGTGGCTTATAATCAAATATAACAATTAAATATAATACTATATACAATGACCGTAAAGGAACATGTTGATGTGTTAAAAGCACTTTATTACAGAGGGGCGGCATCGGATGATCGCCGCCTTTCTGATAAGTTCTTTTCTCGCATATTATACGCAGTACGTAATAAATTAATTAAAGAAAGACTTGATAAAGGTTATCCTTTACCAGAGGAAGCTTATACCGT